GCAACGTCATTCAAGGTAGGTGGTGGCTATCAGCCTGAGCGCACGATTCTGCGAGCAAAGCTGCAGGAAATCAATTCCGACTGGACTATCGGAAAGCCGCTCACTGAACCACAGAAAAAACACACACCAGCCACTGGTTGCTTGATCGATCACGTTACCAGTGGCACATCCAAAGAAGGTTATACCACGGTTGGCGTAGCTTTCGATCAGTTCTACAGGCGTTATGGTGATCGTGCCATTACCGCGATCAAGCAGTATGCAGCACGTCGGAACGGTGTTGAGGTTCCTGCCACTGTCGAGCAGGAGCAGTGGGAAACACTCACTGAGGAGATCTGAGTAATGACCATTCGTGAAGCGTCGGACATTGCCAATACACTGTCGCACGGATTCTCAGATGTACTGGTCCATGCGGTACAAGACCCCATCTTTATCACGGCCAAGAAGCATAACTGGTGGCCGAAGCAGGAGTACAAGAAGTGCAAGTGCGAAGGCGCTGTCCGACGCTCTCGAAACGTGACTGCTGGTATGAAGGTTGACAAGTATGGTGATCGTTACCTTTGTTTGGGAGGTGAGAAGCATCCTCTGAGGCGCTTGATTGTGGTTGATGTTTGTGTCACATGCGACAAGGTTCTCGATTACAAGGAGGCGTAAGTGACTCTCGCACCCATCCGTGACGATGCAGCATATTTGAAGGAGCACAAGAAGCTGTATGTTCGTTTGCATAAGCAGGATGAAGTTGCTACAGAGTTAGACAAGGCTGGTGTCAAATACATTGTTGAGGAACATGGGGGTGTCTCACTATTTACCTTAGTTGAGTCATGATTTCCACCATTTATGCGTGGGTGCGTGATTGGCTCACAACATGGAAACGTCAACGAGAGATTGATGCATTGCTCCGTCCGTATGAGCAGATGATCAGGCGTAGACGGAAGAAGAGTTGGTGGATGATATGATTACAGAACGTGACGAAAATAAGATTCTCGATACATTAACGGATTTGTTCAGAGACACCGAAGCTATGCCTTCAGATGTGATCCGTTTAATGTATGATGCGTGGAATGAGTCACAGAATGAACGGCACGAGCGCGGCGTAGTTGATATCAACAAAGCGTTGCGTGCGATCGAGTAGTTAGCTACACGAGGCTTGACAAAAGTGGTCGAAGGTGTTACCTTATGTTAGCCGCACTTGGGCGGTTAACCCTCGCAGCGGGTGGCTAGGTGGCTGAGAACAGAAGGTGACAGGGTGCGAAACTTGGGGCCATTCTGATTGCGCCTCAGTCACCTAGTCATTCGTGCGACTTAAACCGAAAGGGAAGAAAAATGAGAGTCAAGATGGAGTTTGAGTGATGCGAGTTAAGAGCGTAACGTATTCGATCACAAAGCAGGTCAAGCAGTATGAGCCTGTGCGTGTCGAGTTCACTGTTGAAGCAACTGGTGAGCACGACACACCTCAGGAGATGCTTGATGCTGCACGCACGTTTGCTGAGAACGCAGCGAGCGAGGCGATGTCGAGAGGGCCAGTGTTCTGATGGCACACAAGAAGCGTCTGTGCAGACTGTCGAGTCGGGATGCTGGTCGTCCTGCTACGCTTAACTATTTCTCCAACAAGGCATGGCGTACAGCAAAGCGTCGTCGTCAGCTGGAGAAGGAAGGTCGTAAGAATAGTCGGCGCTGATTGCAGCGTCGTAACGGGTATGGTTTGCGGTGACACTGCCCATTAGTGAAAGTCTATAAACAGTAGGAACCGCACGATTTCGCAGGTACGGCAGCTTGAGCAATCAGGCAGTCCCCTTTCACGTTTAATTAGTGAACGTGAGTTTAACAAAATCCTTCGCGAGGAGAAAGTACCATGTCTGTACGCACAGTTGATCTGATCGAGGATGCACTGGCCTACGCTGATTTTAGCAACACCGATATCGAGGCGTCACTCAAGAAGCATGTTAAACAGCTCAGTGACGATCTGGATCAGGTTGGGTACGAGCCATCCACCGACACAGAAACGACGGAGGTGGAATTGGAGAACGCCCTGAACGAGGCGGATGAGGCGAGCGAGGATCTGGAAGCTGTGCTCGAAGATGCGGCAGCATCAGGTGGTGCCGATGATGAGGAGGACGAAACAGATGGTGACAGCGACGCCTAAGTTTGACTCAGTTACGATTGCTGTTGGCTCACCCAACGGTAAGATTTATGTAACTGTGTTGGATGATGATGACGGGCGTCCGATTGAGGTTCTGATTCACGCGGGCAAGACTGGTGGTCCAGTTCACGCATGGGCTGCCAGTCTCGCTCGTTCCATCACAACCTCGCTAGGACATGGGGCATCCATCAATGACATCATTGAGGATCTGTCCCTGCAAACGTCAGATGCGTACCACCGCTCTGCAGACGGAACGGTGATTCGCTCAGGAGCAGAGGCCGTCTGCGTTGCGTTGATGCAGTATCGTAAGGCTAAGTATAACGAGCTGCGTCAGCGTCTGTCTGGTTATGACGATGACGATTATGAACCAGCATGGACGGCAAATTGATCAAGCAAGGCTGGCACACGGAGCAACTTCCTCGTCACGGTAAGATTATTCTCGTGGTTTACTTTGATGAGGAAGTCCGTGGCCAAATCGAGTTGGAGAAGGAAGAAGTTGATCAATGGAACAAGCTGATTGGAAAGCTCAACGACGAGCCGCAATAGCTGCGAAAGATCCACGCCAACCGTCGCCAGAAGAACGTGCGTCTGTTGTGTGGACCTTGCTGCGTGATAATTTTCCTGAGTTAACTGATTGGGATTTGCTTTGTTTCGCAGTAGAGTACATGGGCTCAATGAGTGTGCAGTGGCCTTGGTTAGAGAATGTTGCTAAGGCATCTGTTGGGCTCGTATACACAGCACACTACGAAGCAATGACTGACGAAGCTACGGCAACAGGATTGAAGCATGTTAGTAATAGAGGATCTGAAAACGGGCAAGACGGATCAGCGCAAGACAGCAATCGATCTGATGCGTCGAGCAGCGGACATGGCGACAGCTTCTCATACACTTCGCCTTCCGTACACATACGATCTATCTGATAAGGAGAAAGCTGCAAGCCGTAAGCAACTTGGCGGGATATTTGCTGACGTTGTTGATACGGTGACTGACGAGCTGATGGATCAAGCTGTGATGAGATGGATTCTGTATCGTGGCATTGATTACGTCAACTCAAACTTGACAACTGGCGCCCAACGTGTTATGTTGGCGGAGGTAGAACATGCCGGACGAAGTGAGACAGGCAATCAAGGTACTGAGGAAGTACCAGCGTAACGCAGCACGCAGGGCAAAGCGCAGAAGCAGCACTGCTGAGACGTACAGCATAGCATTGATATCAAAAGCTTGGCTGCTTCAAGTTAGGATCAGTAACGTCGAGGATTCAATTAAGGAAATTGAGAAGCTTGAAGTAAATTTGAGCCGTAAGAAGCAGCACGACAAGAATAAGACACCAAAACTAGCAGGCCGCAACATGCTTGGGCCGGCAAAGCTAGGAAGATAAAGCAGTGGGTTATTCAAAGCATATCAGGGCTGTCAAAAGAGTCCAGCCGTTGCTCGATCAGTTACTGGAAGCTACAAGTAACATCGAGTGGCCATCAGAGAATCCCGTAGCTGATGCCTACGCTATGCGTGAGGGTATTTATGCTGCGTCGATTCGTCAACTATCTCCTGATGGTGAACCCAACGAACCATACTACAGCTACGCACGCTTGTCAGCTAAGTATACTTTTCGCACAGCCGCGAACAAAGTAATAGCTGAGCTGCGTGACGTAGTACCTATCATTGCCTTGCAAAAGGCGCACGCGACTATGACCATCCGTGACGTTGAGGATGAGATGGGTGTGGTCGGTGCCGCAATTTTGCACAAGGCTTCGCGTATGTTCTTTCCTGACGCAACACCGGAGACGACTGATCTTGTTGCCGTGTATCAGTGGGCATGTCAGAACGAGTATTATATCGTTGCGTCGCATGAAGGCATTACGCTAACGAAGGAGAACCCTGGAGAACTCGCGTGGACACCAAGCAACAGGTAAAGCCTCGCGTGTTCATCACGAATTACGCAGGACATACTTACGAGGGTGCGCATAAGTATGGCGAGTTCGTGTACCTGACGAAAGGGTACATCAGTTTCAAATCTCTAGATCGAATCAAGTATACTATTGCAGAACAGATCATCAATGAGTCTACGCCAGCAGATTGGCTGTTGCTCTCAGGTGTTCCTGCTCTGTCAGCTATTGCTGCTGCGATCTGGGTTGCGCATCATGGACAAGTGAAGCTGCTTGTGTGGGACAAGAAGTATAAGGATCATTACAGAGAACTTATCATCACGCCACAAAACATGGCTGAGATGATTGCTGCTGTTACGGAGGATGCAAGTGGCGCGTGATACTGTTCGCAAGAGTTTAGATTTGAGTAAGGACAATGTTGAATGGTATTACGAGATGCATCCCAATGGCTCACTAAGTGGGATATTGGATCAACTTCTCCAATCATACAGAGAAGTTGTTGATGTTTCTCCAAAGGATTACGCTAAGATTGCCGCTGAGCATCTTGCTGATCAGTTGAGGAAATGATGGAACATGAACCTGTGAAGACTGCAGCTGAAGAAATCGCAGAGCTTCGTAAGCTGATTGTTGAGTTGAACAAAGAAGTACAGGGTTTGCGTGAGCATTTCAAGGAGAGTATTCGTTATCTCTGTGAAATCAATCAACTCTACAAGATTGATCAATGATCCTTGCAACTGGCGCAAAGGAGTGGCTGCTCGCACAGTCTTTCCACATCCTATTGTGGATAGTGTTGATAACTGTGTTGACGATATCGGGTATGTTGATTATTGACATTATCCGTATTCGTAAGTCCATCAAGCGTCCGAGGTAAAGATGCGATTTATCAAACCGTATGATATGTTACGGGAAGCTTTTGGTCCGGGAGATCTTCATGAGAAGATTACGGACTTGATCGAAGATGGTGAGCTGGATTTGCACAAGGCTGATGATCTAGTTGCGTGGATAGCAGAGCAGCTTGATGAGCAGTTTTACGAAATTTTTGTCGAGCCTCATCCGACTGAGCAGGAGTCATGAAATTCAACGCCGATCCGACGATCACGTTTAACGACAAAACGACGGGACCAGCACCTGAAATTATCGTCCCGAAGGTAGAACCAGAGCACGTCACTATGGAGATTTATACTGACGTGCCTAAGAAGTTCATGGCTAAGTATAATCGGTACGAGCCTGTCATCAAAGACTCAACACAGATGATGACAGCCAAGACTTGTTTCCGTAGATACTTCTATCAAATCGTACTTGGTAGAGTTTCTAAGGAATCCGCGATTTACTTCGCGTGGGGCTCAGCCTACCATAAATTCCGCGAAGTTCTCGAAATGACCTACGGTGTTGGCGAGGCTTGTCCGCCTGTGTTCAGCGCCGAGCGTGCTATGGAAGCGTTCACTGCTGCCGTAAATGCAGGCATGACATACTGGCGAAAGTATGGCGCTGATCAGCCGGTAGGTTCTCGTTTCGAGTTTATGACTGCTGGTAGACTCCTTGCATCTTTTCAGACTGCTTATGAGCACTGGCAGCGTGAGAAGATGCAGGGACGTATCAAAGTTCTCGCAGTCGAGCAGGTCTTTAACGTAGCACTTCCGAATGGTGATCGTACTAGCGGTCGTGCTGACCAAATCGTTCGTTGGAACGAGCGACTGTGGGGTCGTGACTTCAAGACAACATCTAAGGACGAGAAGTATTATAACAGAACTATCGAACCCAATGATCAGTTCACTCGTTACACATACGCAGAGAGTGAGCTGACTGGTGAGCCTATTCAGGGCCAAATGATCGAGGTTCTGTATAACGCAAAGAGTACCAAGACTACACAGAAGGGTCCGAATATCTTTACGCTTCTAGCCTCACGTACTCAGTGGCAAGTTGAGGAGTGGACAAAGGATGAAGAGATTTGGCGGTGGATGCTCACGAAGTGCCGCGAGGAAGATCGTTATCCGATGAACGAATCGTCGTGTGCTTTCTGTGAGTATCATAGTGTTTGCACTAAGCCGTCCGAGGCTGCTATGATGGCGCAGCTCGAATCTTATTTCGTCGTTCGTCCGTGGGATAACTCCAAGATTGGTGTATCTGATTGAGTCGTGGAGCTTAAGCTAGACGTTATACCAGACGACGAATTAGCTGAGCTGGTAAAACGAAACGTTCGGATAGATGAATTCGATCTGACGTTGGATCAGATAAGTTCAGCATCCGTTAACATTAGACGTTTACGTCGTGAGCTTGAACAACTGATCAAGCAGCATGTAAAGCTCTTGGACTCGAATAAAAGGAAATAAGAATGGCAACGATACCGAGAGAAAACACCTGCAAAGTGACATTCTTGTTTGAGAATGGCGCCAACGTGGACGTTATGCTCAACGGCAAGGCAGATGTTGTACGAAAGCAACTTGAGCATGGAAAGAACGAGAAGAAACTTGTAGTGCTTGATGGTTTCGTGCCTGAACGCGATAACAACGGCAATGAAGTTCAGGTAGAATCGGATACGATCACGATTGATATGTCTCGTGTATGGATGTTCTCTGTCCTGAAGCCGAAGCCTGAGTCACATATTCAGCGCGTTCCTCAGGGAGGTGTTATTCGTGTCTGAACCAACACTGACCGAGGATGGTAGCGTATTTGTTCCATCAAAGTATGATGAAACAATCGCTGCCGACGGTAATCGTTTTCAGTTCAAGCGATTGGAAGAACGTGTAGCTGGTGAGTCATGGCTCCTGTTGTATTACGGAGCATCCGGCACTGGTAAGACGTACTTCTGTGGTACAGCAGGACCGCGTACCTTGTTCATCAACATTGGTCAGGGAATCGAGACGCTTCAGTCACCAGCGTTTAAATTGAGGTATCCTGATGCTGCAAAGATGATCACTGTTGACATCACAGAGAAGATCGACGAGAGTGGTGTGATCATTGCAGCAGAAGCATTTGATCTGATCACTGATGTTATCGATTACGGACTCAAAAACTTCCCGGAGGAATTCGACAATATTGTAATTGACGACGCGACGTATATGCGACGGGCTGCCTTGAATCGCGCATATCAAATCAATGCAGGAATCCGTACCAATCCAAACTCTAGGAATGTGCAACTTAACGAGTTCACATATCCAGAGATTCAGGATTACGGACGGGAGATGCAGATGATCGAGTGGTTTTTGATCACATATCTTCCGAAGTTCAAAGCAATGAAGAAGAATCTGATCATGACGGCACACGAGCGAAACGTGTACGGTAAGCCGCCGAAGATTGGGGAGCCCGCACCACTCCTCAAGACCGTTGCTGGGTTTACCGGAAAGACATTCCCTGATCAGATTCCGGCCTACTTTGACGACGTGTTTCGTGCTGAGGTCGTCGGGGGCGGCAGCAACGTGGTGTATCGGGCACGGACTGCGGGTGATGAGGTTTCGGCTGGGAAATCTCGTCACGGTGGTATCTTTCAAACCGTCGAGCCCGATCCGAATCATCAGCGATTTCTTGAACGCATCAAGAAGAACGAGCCACACCCAACCGTAGCCAGAGAGCTACAGAGGAAATTCAATGCCAAGGTATGAGTTCGATCCTTCAAAGGATCAGGCAGGAATGGTTGTTCTCCCGAAGGGCACTTACGAGTTCATCGTTGGTGAGCCCAAGTCGTTCATTCGGAAGAATAGCAAGAACGAGGACTCGTATGGTGTGCGTTATCCGCTGACCGTCGCTGACGGTGAGAAGAAGGGTACGCGCATTTCGTACAGCACCTACTACCAGAGCGAGGGTGGTCGTGGCATGGCCAAGCAGTTCCTGATGGCTGTGCTCGGTTACAAGGCTCGTGGTGAGGGCTCGCAGGGCGAGGAGGATCGTTTCAACAATGACTTCCGTGGTCAGGACTGGTCGTTCGATCCTGAGGAAGGAGCTGTTGGCGATGCGTTCCGTGCGGTTGTTGGTCAGCGCGTGATCGGTATCCTCGACGTGCAGCCGGCCAAGGATCGTGATGGTAATGAGACTGGTCAGGAGAATCAGCAGTTCGTGAGCTGGCTCCCGATCAGTGCGCAGGTTTCGGCGTAACGCAAACTGATTAGGGCCAGCCACCTAATCTGAAACTTGGACGGAGCACGAGTCAATCGTGAGTGGTTTCTCGAGTTGCCATTTCGCATGTAAGGAAATGCCTTACGGCTCGTGCTCCGTTCCGCGTTCGATCATCGTTAGCGTATTCAACGAGGAAGAGCTCCGACTGGCTAACACCAGAATCACACGCTTGCATTAGAACAACGGTGAGTCGGCACCAACTTCGGGCATAGATGGTTCGTCAGACGGTATACCACGTTTGATTCAAGGTTCGATTCCTTGTGTGCCCATATGTCGAAGCGAGCCTACTTTGCGCAGGTTGAGGAATGGCGTAAGAAGTATGGCGTAAAGCCAGCCCTCAATTTCAACGGTGATCCTACGGCAACCAAGGCTGGTTGTGCTAGGTGTGCTAAAGCGCGTCGTAAAATGTCTAGGCATCATAAGGCGAACGATTTTTTGTTCGCTCGTTTGTTGCCGGATGAGTATGCGCCTAGGTATGTGCAGTTTCATCCAGATGATATTGACCGGCTTTGCGATCAATGTCACCGTTCGTGGCATAAGTCTACTGCTTTCGACAAAGTTTACAGAGCTTGTATGTTGTCACTTTCGATCAACAACTCTGTTGCCACAAAAGAGTGGTGTGAGCGATGGCGTAATAAGTTCTTAGACGCATACAACGAGTGGATGGCCAAGCCGTATAGATCACGTTCAACACGTAAACGGGAGACGAAAAATGCAAAACGACGCAAGCGCAGAAGAAAGAGAGTTCGTAAGAGTAGGACTCAAGGCAGGGGTACCTAAGCATGTACTGTTTGATTCTTTGCTCATGGCAAGACTGACAAACAAGCCAATCAAAGAAGTTCGTGATGAAATGTTCAAAGTTGAGTTGGTGATTCAAGATGAGTTTCGTGACTATCGTGAAACCTTTAATGCAGAACTCACGAAGCGCGTTGGTAGTGATACGTCAGATGTGAGCGAGAATTAATGATTAGTCTTGTTAATAACCGTGTGGCTGTGCAGCCGATCTTTGATCCCACACATGCTGGTGCCGAGTACAGCTATACGCCTGGACAGGAAGTGATTGTTCATGGCGAAAAGCTGCGTGCTGGCGCTCCAGTCGATCTGTGGATTCCAGACGACTCTCGTGAGCGTTGTGACCAAGGGATCGTAAAGTATATCGGTCCTGAGGTAAAGGATCTCAAGATTGGAGACTACGTTATTTTCTCCGGTTACACTGGTACGCTCGTTCGGATAGATGATGAGCAATTGATCATCTTTCCTGAGGAATTTGCTGTCGCCATTCTTCCACAGGTACCTGCAACAGAAGTGCCGGGGCTTCATTTTCGGGCGCTTGATGGTACTTATTTCCCTGCGACATATGAGCAGGCTATGACACTCATTGCTCGTGCTGTGCAGGATGCTCCTTGGCACAAGCAGATGAATGTCAGGGCAGAAAAGCCAAAGCCTGAGGAGTACGAAAAGCTTAAGGCAGGAGCTGGAAAATGAGCAACGTCGATCATCCGGCACATTACGGTGGTGCTAATAATCCATACGAAGCTATCAAGGTTATTGAAGCACATGATCTTGGTTTCAACCTTGGTAATGCATTGAAGTATATTTTGCGTGCCGGTAAGAAGCCAAGCGCAGACGAGATTGATGATTTGTATAAAGCGAAGTGGTACATTGACCGTCAAATTGGGAGACTTGAAAATGCCAGAACAAACGCTAAGTGATTTGCACAAGAAGCAAGAGCATGATCTTATTGTTGAGTTGATCCATCAAGAGATCGAGAACGATGGTACATACTATTACGATCTTGAGGATTTCGCATCTCTTATTGATCGAATCAATGAGATCAAGGGATGGAATGAAGGTGAGCGTACTGAGGGTGAGTGGGCTGCTCTCGCACATTCTGAAATCTCTGAGGCTTTCGAGTCGTATCGTGACGGTGAGGCGCTAATTTACGTTAGCTCCACCGGCAAGCCAGAAGGTGCCGCGATCGAATACGTTGATGCTATGATTCGTATTCTCCACTGGTTTAAGCGTCACGGTGTCGATCCGCGTAAGGCTATGCAAATGAAGATCGAATACAATCTCACACGACCCTACCGTCACGGAGGGAAGAAAGCGTGAGTCAGCTCGGCTTCATACTCAAGCATCACCAAGTAGTTCTAGGTGACAGAATTCGTACCACCAATCACAAGAAAGATTGGAAAGAATTCAAAGCGTCATTCCAGACTGCTGCTGGTCAGATGCAGCCGATCATCGTTAAGCCGATCGACGCCCAGACCGACGACGGATTGCCTCAATATGAGCTGATTGCGGGTGAACGTAGGTGGCGTGCGATTGGTGAGTTGTATGCAGAGGGCGAGAAGGTTACGACACTAGAGGTAGGTACGATTTGGGCGGCTACACGTGAGCAGCTTCCACGTCGTACACAGCTACTTCTTGAGTTCTCAGAGAATGAGCAGCGTGAGGGATTCACGTTTCTTGACAAGGCACGCTTCATTCGTGAATTTCATGACGAGTGCATCGCTGAGTTTGGTGAAGATAACTGGTCACAGGAACTCACAGCGCACACGTTAAAACTCTCACCAGCTAGTATCTCGCACTATCTCCGTCTTGAGGAAGCAGCTAAGAACGATCCAGCTGTTGCTAAAGCTACGACACTCAACTCCGCTGTGAAGCGGATGAAGGTTAGTGAAAAGCTCAAGCAACGTCATGATGAAGTGAAGAAAGATGACAGTAACAGCTACAAGAGAGCAACTGCTATCCTTCATAATGGAGACGCTCGCGAATGGATCAAGTCGATCCCAGATTCTTCGATTGACTTCATTAATTTTGACCCACCCTGGGGAAGTGAGGTTAGTTATAAGAGCCAAGAGAATCACGAGGGGTTTGACGATTCGGAGGAATACGCGCAAAGTCTCATGGAAGCTCTCTTTCCAGAGCTGTTCCGAGTCCTCAAAGACGATCGCTTTTGTGTCTTTTGGTTCCGTTCTTGGGCGGACGAATCAATGGCGGCAATGGCTCAGCGATTCGGATTTAACCTTGCGTTCAATCGCACCGCTTGCATTTGGTTCAAGCCAGACAAAGTCACGGATCAGAACCGCGACCCTGAGCGTGACTTGAACGAGGGTTACGAGAAGTTCTTTCTTCTTCGTAAAGGCAATCCGTTGTTTCATACACGGCGGCCTAACAATGTGTTCATGTATGATCGTGTTCCACAGTCACAGGTGATTCATCCAACAGAGAAACCACCTGAGCTAGCGGCTGATATCATTAGGCTTTGCACTGTGCCGGGTGAGCTTGTGCTTGATCCAACAGCAGGTTCATCAGTGTTTTTGGATACTGCGATCAAGACGAGTCGTAAAGCAACAGGTTGTGAGCTTAGCACAACATATTGGGCGCGAGGTATTACACGTCTCGCTGAGTATCTTAAAACCTTTAAGGAGAGCTAATCATGCACCGAGCCGGTTTGCCTCATGACTGACACCCCAGGGGGCATGAGCACCTACGAGCCGGGCACGCACACGCGCTGCCATACGTGCGAGACGCTGTTCACCAACGAGGCGCTGAACGCGCTGCCACCGGAGGAGCAGGGCATGTGTCCGGCCTGCGGTACGCGCTCGGTGCCGCACGATCCGGCACTCGATATCACGCTGACACTGAACTGGCACGATCTGCGATGCCTGGTCATCTGGGCTGAGAACTACGTCATGGCGTCGAAGGCGGATCAGGACTGGGAGCGCGCGTGGGAAGCGATCAAGCGGCGGATCAACAAGCACCGGCCCGCCGGCGCCGTCGGCCTGACGCTGCTCGACGAGATCGAGGACATCCGCGCCGAGGGCTACAACGTGACGCTCCACGAGGGGAAGATGAACCGCCCCGACACCAGCGAGGAAGGAGCGGGCGATGCCGAGTGAGACGCACAGCCGGACTCACGTAGAGCTGTGGCCGCAGGAGCATCCGACGGAGGTAGTAAGTGGCTCGTCACTATGACGTTTACGTCCCAGATGAAGGACCAGAGGATGCGAAAATCCTACTGGTTGGAGAAGCTCCAGGTGCTGACGAGCATGAACAGCGCCGACCTTTCATCGGGCGTTCTGGTGATCTTCTAACAAACGTACTAGAGCGTAACGGCTTGCGTCGTGATCAAGTACGTTTGGCAAATCTTTGTCATTATCGTCCTTACGATAACAAGTTCGAGAATCTCCTCGGTAGTGACGTATTAAAGAAGGGTGTCACAGAGTTACACGCTTGGATTGAAGCGCATCGGCCAGTTGTGATTGTTGCGTTGGGTGCGTGGCCTTTGCATTTTCTTACAGGCAAAGATGGAATCATGAAGTGGCGTGGTTCCATTCTTTCATACATCAATGATGACACCATCAAAGTAATCCCGACCGTCCATCCTGCCGCAGTCCTACGCAAGCGTGATCTATATCCCACACTTGATATAGACATGAAGCGTATTGTAGAAGATAGTGAATTTCGAGAGAAGCGCCTCCCGAAGCGAGAGTATATCCTTGATCCTCGCGGACTCGAACTGGAGAAGTGGACGCATGAACTCGAAAAAGCCCCTATCGTTTCGTGCGACATTGAGACGGTCAAGAGCAGCTCGCACATCCTTTGTGTTGGCTTTAGTCCTGATCCTGGCGTTGGTGTCGTTATTACTCCAAGCCATGCTCCTGGTCACATGGCTATCCAACGCATACTAATGTCCAATAGTCGTAAGGTGTTCCAGAACGGAACATTTGATGCAATTCAGATGATCAACTTGAACGGTTATTTGTTCAATGATCCTGACGCATTTGCGCTGCAGCGTCCCTTCTATTGGGACACAATGATTGCACAGCATGTACTCGCGCCAGAGCTTCCACGTGCTCTCGATTATCTCACATCTGTTTACACGCGGGAACCTTACTACAAATCAACAGGTCGTGGTAATATTCCCGGTGATCAAAAGGCGTGGTCAGCTAAACAGAATCGTGAAGAATTGTACGAGTACAACGCGAAGGACGCTTGTGTAACGTTGGAGATTGCACTCAAGCAGATGGACGAGATACAAGCCGATCAAATCGCAAGCAACCGGATGCAGTTCGAGATGGAGCAGCTTGTTGTTGCACATCACATCGCTAACGCAGGTATGTATCGTGACGATCAACGCAAGCAGGATCTTGAGAAGGCTTTGTTTAAGAAGTGGGCAAAGCTTCAGTTTATTCTCAATGGCCTGACAGGATTTGAAACAAACGTACAGTCACCAAAGCTCAAGAATATTCTTTATGACAAGGACAAGGTAGGGCTTCCCGCACGATATAATCGTGATGGGAGAATGACTACTGATGAGGACGCAATCGTTGCATTGATTGGGTTCTGTAAAGGCAAGCTTGAGAAGGTGACACAAGCTGACGCAGTTATGCGTTGGACTGTACGCTTGAAGATATGCGAGACGATTCTGTTAATTCGTGGCTACCGTAAGCTACTTTCGTCGTACATCAGACCGCCAATTAGTGCTGATGGTCGCGTGCGTTCAACATATAAGGTAGCAGGAACAGAAACAGGTCGCTGGTCTGCATCGAAGTTTGTTGATGGTACAGGTATTAACGCGCAAACAAACCCGCGTGATCCGATTGAAATTGATGCCTCAGATTTGACAACAGCCGACGACGATGTTACATTGTTGGTGGCGGAATCTGATGAAGATCTCACAGATGATGAAACGGATGAGGAGGATGCGGCATGAGTGGACCAAGTTATCTTCGAGTGTATTTCAAAAACATGGACTCAGATGATTTTCCGATTGAGTTAGAAGATACACTCAAAGCAATCATGATTGATTATGTACAATCTGGTACCGATTATGTGTATACGTATCAAACTCATGATGGTGCTGTGACTACCTTTCATGTATCACAAGTCGTCGGTCTGCGCACATTCACGCCTGAATCTCGTGAAGCTGTCGAGCGCCACAGAGCTTCAATTAATGATGAGCTAAAGCTTGTTCGTCATGACCTTGGTATCTTCGATCAAGATGATTACCGATGACGAATGTTAT